CGCGACGGCGCTGTACGCCTGCGAGCACTGCGGTGCGCTGTGGAACGATGTCCAGCGCTGGGCGGCGGTCGAACGCGGCGAGTGGCGCGCAGATCAGCCCTTCAACGGCGCGGCAGGCTTCTGGATCAGCGAGCTGTACTCGTCTTTCAAGCCACTCCGGGAACTGGTCCTGGACTTCCTGAAGGCGAAGGACAGTCCGGAACGCCTGAAGGTATTCGTGAACACGAGTTTGGCTGAGGTTTGGGATGTGCCGGGCATGGCTCCGGACTGGAAGCGGCTGTACGACCGGCGCGAAGGCTACGCCTACGGGAAAGTACCGCATGGCGCCTCCTTCCTGACTGCTTTCGTGGATGTGCAGGAGAATCCGCCGCGGCTCGAAGTCGAGGTAAAAGCCTGGGGCAAGAACGGCGGAGAGAACTGGTCGATCTGGTATGAGGTCATCGCGCCGGAACGGCCGGGCCCGGGTGCGCGCCCAGTGCGGTGCACGCCGGCGGATCCGGAGCCGTGGGAGCGCCTGGCAGAGTTGCTCACCATGGACTGGCCGCACGCGGACGGCGGCACGCTGCCGATCTGGGTCTGCGGTGTGGACTCCGGTTACATGGCGGACACAGTCTATTCGTTCTGCCGCCAGTGGGCCCAGCCAGCATACGGACCGGCTGGAGCGGTGGTGCCGTCCTACCGGACGGTGGTGCCGACCAAGGGCGGCCACAACCCGTTCAAGATCATCGAGAACATCTCGTCGATCGATCAATCGAAACTCCGCGGCGGCTTGCGGATCGTAACGATCGGAACGCACTGCGTAAAGCAGGTTGTCTACGACTCGTTAGGCAAAGACAAGCCGCTCGACGACCAGCCCTTCCCCAAGGGCTACTCGCACCACCCCAGTGCCTACGACGAGACGTACTTCCACGGGCTGACCGCTGAGACCAGGGTCGTGACCGATGCCGGCGCGATCGAGTGGCATGTGAATGGCCGCAATGAGCCGTTGGATACCGCCGTGGGTAACCGGGCGATGTACGAGTTGTGCGGCGGCCAGCGGTTGAGCGACGCGGCCTGGGAAGCGCTCGAGCAACAGCGGCAGCAGTCGGCCGCGCCGGTGGTAGTTCCGGGGCAGGCCGCAGCGCGCGTCACTGACCAACACGAGGAGAGCCGCACTGTGCGGCCGAAGTGGATGAGCTAAGCGATGGCCTACACCCAGCAGGATCTGGACCGGATCGACAAGGAGATCGGCAGTGGCGCCGCGGAACAACAGTACGGCGACAACCGGGTGCGCAAACGCTCCCTCTCGGAGTTGTTGCGCATCCGCGCAGAGATCCAGGCGGCGTTGGCTGCACCGGATCCACCGATCCGCCAAGTGCGCTTTGAGACGAGGAAGGGAGTTTGAGGATGGTAGCGAAGAAGGCAGTGAAAAAGCAGGCAAAGAACCTGGTGCAAGAGCCGGTGCAACAGGCATCGCAGCCGGTGCAGGAGCCGGAGTTGCGCGGTCCTATGCCGGATGATGCACCCCGGCCGGTGGTGCCGGCGCGCGCCGCGCGCATCACGCCACAGGTCGCACTCGAGGCGTTGCTGCTGAGCTGGCTGTGTCTCAGAGACTTCGCCATGTGGCCATTCGTTCAAGGCGTCGACACGGACGCGCCCCTTGCGCCTGTGGACCTATCGGAGGTCGAGAACACGGTCCGGCAGATGAACACCATGCGCGACGCTGCGATGCACTTCGCGGAGCAGATCGCCGGAAAGAATGATCCGGCCGCCGTCGTGCGTGACGCTATCGCCAAGGTCCGCCGCGACCACGCGCCCGTTTTCTCGATGACCGTTCCCAGTATTCCTTCCGCTTTCTAAGCGACCAGGTAGCACACTATGGCCAAAGCAGCGCTGTTCACCGACATCTACCGCTCTGACGTGAGTGCACCTGCGCGTAGTGTGCCTACACTGGCGGCTGAGTATCAGGGCGGTTCCGGTGGTAGCGCGCTGCCATTCTACGACGCCTCTGGTTGGGGGCGCCGCACGCACGGCTGGAACCCGGGCAACGCTGGTCCGAACACCATCGGGATGCAGAGCATTGAGACGCTCCGGTCCCGTGCGCGCTTTACCGCACGCAACGACCCGTGGGCCAACAATGGCATCGCCTCGTTCGCAGCGAACGCGATCGGGACCGGCATCAAGCCGCAGTCCATGCACCCTGACAAAGGTGTCAAAGCGAAGATTCAGAAAGCCTGGCTCCGCTGGACCGACCAGTGCGACGCGCACAACGCTTGCGACTTCTATGGGCTACAGACGCTGCTGTGCCGCGAAGTGATTGAGGGCGGCGAGTGCTTTGCGCGCTTGCGCCCGCGCCGCAAGGACAGCGGCCTGCGTGTTCCGCTTCAGATTCAACTTCTCGAATCGGAGCTGCTTCCGACTTGGTACAACATCGATCGCACGAACGGCAACAAGGTGCGTGAGGGTGTCGAGTTGAACAAGCAACTCGCGCCGGCCGGTTACTGGTTCTTGAAGCAGCACCCGGGTGACACCATCCTCTGGCCGAACAATGCGGGCTTGCTTCTGCGAGTGGCGGCCCAGAACGTAGCGCACGTATTTCAACCGCTGCGCACCGGGCAACTCCGCGGCGTGCCGTGGCTGGCGCCGGTCCTGCTGCGCATTTATGAACTGAATCAGTTCGAAGATGCGGAGCTGGTCAAGCAGAAGGTTGCTGCCATGTTCGTGGCCGTCGTTAAGCAGATGACCGGCCAGGGCATGTTTAACGAGGTACCCGGCACGCCCGGCACAACGCCGATCGTGCCACCCGGTGTGGGCAACGCGGTGATGGAGCCGGGCACGACGCAGTACCTCCGGATGAACGAGGACATAACCTTCTCGAGTCCGCCGCAGTTCAATTCCCTGCCCGAGTTCATGCGGGTGTACCTGCGCTCGATCGCGGCAGGCCTCGGTGTTACGTACGAGCAGCTCACCGGTGACTTGACGGGCGTGAACTATTCGAGCATCCGCGCCGGCCTGATCGAGTTCTGGCGCCGTTGCGAGCAGTTCCAACACCAGGTCATCATCTTCCGGTTTTGCCGGCCGATCTGGGACGCCTGGATTCGCACTGCGCTCCTTTCCGGCGAGCTCGACTATTCCGACTACGCCAAGGATCCGCTGGCGTTCACGAGCGTCAAGTGGGTTCCGCCAGTGCGCCAATGGGTGGATCCGGCCAAAGAGATCGGCGCCACGCTCGATGCGATCCGCGGAGGCCTGGGTTCCCGCGACACGGCAGCCAGTGCGCAGGGTACCGACGTTGAGGAGATCGACAGCGAGAACGCTCGTGACCAGGAACGTGCAGACAACCTGGGCCTGGTCTATGACTCCAACGCGCGGGATCGCACTTCGGCGGGCATGCCCACGGGCGAGAGTCCGGTGCGCAAGGGCCAGAGGAAGGGAGTGCGTAGTGCGACGCCAGAGCAACGGCTCGCGCTCGCTACGCCGGCCGGGCTCTACGCGGTGCTTGAAGAGATCGTGAACTTGGAACTCGATCGGAGAGCGGCGTAATGGCAGCAGAACATTTCGGTGAAACTCAGTGCGCTGGTCTGGCGGGCGTTGCCATGCGCGTCTTCAATCAGCCGTTGGCGATTGGCCGCGACAAGCTGGACATCATTGTCCGCAACGTTGTTCTCCCGCGTCTCGGTGCAGATGTGGACGCTGCGCTTGTGGTCGACCAGGACAAGAGTGATCGGAAGCCATACTCCGTAACACCTGAGGGCGTTGCGCTGATCGATGTCAGCGGGACGCTGGTGCGCAAGTCTTTCGGGCTGCGTCCATGGAGCGGCATGACCAGCTACGAGTGGCTGAGCAAAGAGCTCACCACCGCGCTCGCAGACCCGGATGTGCGCGGGCTGCTGCTGTGCTGCGATTCACCGGGCGGCGAGGTCGCCGGCCTGTACGACGTCGTCGACGAGTTCTACGCGGCGCGCGGCCAGAAGCCGATCTTCGCATCCATCTGCGAGCAGGCGTGCTCTGCGGCGTACGCTGTCGCGAGCACAGCCGACAAGATCTACATCACGCGCACCGGCGCGGCCGGCTCAGTGGGCATCGTGATGTGCCACGCCGATCAGTCGGACTACGACAAGAAGCAGGGTTTCAAGTACGAGTACATGTACTTTGGCGAGCACAAGATCGACGGCAATCCGCACGAGCCGTTGAGTGATAGCGCACGCTCATCGGCAATGGCGGAGGGGCGCCGGTGCTACGGAATGTTGACGCAGGCTGTGGCGCGCAACCGGGGGATGACGCTCAAGGCTGTCAAAGAGACTGAGGCTGGCGTGTTCTTTGCGGAACAGGCGATCAGCGCCGGCCTGGTGGACGAGATGGGAACGACCGACGTGGCCTACGCGGCGCTTGTCGACGAGATCGCCCGGCGAGCAGCCGGGGCGGCAGAGGGGGTCAAGAGCGAGGGCCAATCGTACGCCCAGCGAGCGAGCACACAAGTTTCGGAAGCGGGAGCGTCCGCTCCGAGTTCGACGAAGGGAGAAACAATGAGCAAACCGAAAGTGGCGGGCGCAACACTATCGCCCGCAGCCGGGAAGAAGCCGGTCGAGGACGACGAGCCGAAGGGCGCCAAGGGCGCTGCGGCTGACGACGACGAAGATGACGACGAGATTGACGCCGATGCCGACGGCGCGGACGGCGACGATGATGATGCCGGCGACGCGGGCGGCAAGGGCAAACCGGACCGCAAACCTCGCGGCGGCAGGAAAGGCCGCAAGGCCGAAGCCGTGCCTCCGCAGCCTGCGGCAGCTGACGATGCTCCCGCACCTGTGCAAGCCGGCATGGCAATGGCCGCGGAGATCGCGGATCTTTGCATTCTCGCCGGCATGCCTGGCATGACAGCTCAGTTCATCAAGGCTGGAATGACGCCTCAGCAGGCGCGGGAGAAGCTGATGGCCGCGCGGGCCGGCGGCGACCAGACCGAGATCGACCAGGCCATCAATGCCAATACAGGCACCCAGGTTCATGTCCCGGCAGCAGAGACCGGTGTCGTGAAGAAGTGCAAAGCGATGGCCGCGCGCATGAACGCGCAGAGAGGGAGGGCGTAAGAGATGTCCGTTCAGGTTCAATCTTTCAACCAAGGCGACTGGCTCAAGTTCGAGCACGTGGATCATCGCTTCAGCCGCGATGAGGTCGTGCTCGCTGCGGGCCAATCCAACGTTCTGACCGGCACAGTGCTCGGCCAGCAGACGCAGGCAGGCGACCTCGTGACGGTCGTGCCAGCGGGTACGAACACCGGCAAGGGTGTTCTGACGATGGACGCGA